GATGAATACAAATCCATAGTTAAACCAGGTGCACATATTGGTGTAGAAGTTAATTTAAAACCTGGTGATATGCTTATTTATTCAGGTTGTGAATTAGAGCATTGGAGAAAACCATTTGAGGGTAATCTTTGTGGTCAAGTATTCTTACACTATAATCACGCAAATGGAAGGTTTGCAAAGACCAATTTGTATGATAAAAGACCTCTTTTAGGTATACCTAAAACTCGTTGATTAACAACGCAATCTACTATAATCTATATTTTAGGATAACTCTATGTTACAAAAAGTTAATTTTTTACCAGGATTTAATAAGCAGTTAACGGCATCACAAGCTGAAGGTCAATGGATTGATGGCGATAATGTAAGATTTAGGTATAATACACCTGAAAAAATAGGTGGTTGGTTACAGTTAGGTGAGAATGAAATTACAGGTGCAGCAAGAGCCATGCACCATATTGTTAATAGAGCAGGTACTAAATTCTCTATTATTGGAACTAACAGAATTTTATATGTTTATACAGGTGGTGTCTTTTATGACATTCACCCTATTAAATCTACAAACACTTTAACTAATGCCTTTACAACCGTTAATGGTTCGGTATCAGTTACTATTACATTTTCAACAGCTCATAATATTAATGCCAAAGACATTGTCTATTTAGATAACTTTACAACAATTACAGGTTCAAATTATACGGCTGCAGATTTTGATGATAAGAAGTTTATGGTAACTTCAGTTCCAACTTCTACAACTATAACTATTACTATGCCAACAGCTGAAACTGGCGCAGGTGCAACAGCATCTGGAGGTATTAGAGTTCAGCATTATTGGCCAGTGGGCCCTGCTCAACAATTACCAGGCTTTGGTTATGGTTTAGGACAATACGGTGGAACAGTATCTGGAGAAGCAGTAACAACTTTAAATGGTAGTATTGATGCTATAACAACAACCATTGTCTTGACAGACGCATCTCAGTTTCCATCATCAGGTACAAGTTACGTACAAATAGGATCAGAAGAAATATCTTACACAGGTAAATCTGGTAATACTTTAACAGGAGTTACTAGAGGAGTTAGAAATACAACAGCAGCTTCTCACACATCAGGTGATTCAGTTACTAATTCATCAGATTACATTGGTTGGGGCGAAGCAGCTAGTGGTGACTTTGTAGTTGATCCTGGCTTATGGTCCATTGATAATTTTGGAGATAACGTAATAGCTTTAATTCACAATAGTTCTTGTTTTGAATGGAATTCAAATGCACTTAATGAAGTACAAAATAGAGCAACGGTTATTGCTGGTGCGCCAACAGCATCAAGAGAAATGTTAGTATCTACACCAGACAGACACTTAGTATTTTTTGGAACTGAAACAACTATCGGTAATCCAACAACACAAGATGATATGTTTATTAGATTCTCTAATCAAGAAGACATTAATACATATAATCCAACAGCTGTTAACACAGCAGGTACACAAAGGTTATCTGACGGATCAAGAATTGTAGGAGCAGTTAGAGGTCGTAACGCTATTTATGTTTGGACGGACACGGCTTTATTTACAATGCGTTTCGTAGGTGCTCCATTTACATTTGCCTTTGAACAAGTTGGAACTAACTGTGGTTTGATTGGTGAATCTGCGGCCATTGAAGTAGATGGTGCAGCTTATTGGATGTCTGATAACGGTTTCTTTAGATATGCAGGTAATCTTGAATCTATGGTTTGTTTAGTTGAAGACTATGTATTTGATGATTTAAATACAACAGCTAATCAATTAATTACAGCTGGATTAAATAATCTATTTGGAGAAATTACTTGGTTCTATTGTACAGCTGGATCAACAATTGTTAACAGATGCGTAACTTATAATTATTCTGAATCATCACCACAAAGACCTGTTTGGACTACAGGATCATTAGCTAGAACAACTTGGGTAGACTCTGCTGTATTTGGTAAACCTCATGGCACAGCTTATGATAGCACTGGAACTTCTTACGATGTAATTGGTAATACAGATGGTTCAACAGTTTACTATCAACACGAAACAGGAACAGATCAAGTTAGAGCTGGTGCAACAACAGCAGTAGCTTCTAATATTCAATCTGGGGACTTTGATATTTCTGCACAAGAAGGATTAGCAGGATCAGGTGAATACATGATGAAGATTAGAAGATTCATTCCTGACTTTTTATCACAAACAGGTAATACACAAATAACATTAAACTTAAGAGACTATCCAAATCAATCACAAGCAAGTTCAGCTTTAGGACCTTTTACGATTAGTTCTTCAACAACTAAAGTAGATACAAGAGCAAGAGCTAGATTAGTTGCTTTAAAAGTTGCTAATACAAGCACTTCTCAGGATTGGAAATTAGGTGGATTTAGGTTAGATATACAACCAGACGGAAGAAGATAATGGCAAAAATTGTACAGACATTAACTAGACCTAGTAAAATTTATGATCAAAGAGTTGCTGATGCACAGGTTAGAGATTTAGACGCCTTGATTCAAAAACTAAATTCTACATTTCAACAAGATTTAAAAGAAGAACTAGAGAGAAAAGAACTCTTTATGAATAGGTATTAATATGAGTTGTAATAACGTAAATACAGAAACACAACCTGTCATCATAACACCTGGTGGTACAGGCACAGATGCATTTGGCAGATTAAGAGTTTCAAATCCTTTAACTATATTTGATTCTAAAAATGTAATGTCAAAGAATACACTCTTTGATGAAGCATTAACTGGATCAGGTGGAGTTACTTACACAGCTAATAAATCTACAGTTAATTTAAATGTAACTACAGTATCAGGTGACAAGGTTATTAGACAATCCAAAAGAGTGATGTCTTATCAACCAGGTAAATCATTACTCATATTAAATACATTTGTTATGCAGACTCCTGAAGAAAACTTAAAACAAAAAGTTGGAACCTTTGATGCTAATAACGGAATATTTTTTACTGCAGATGAAACAACATTAAAAATAGTAAGAAGAACTTATACATCAGGGGCATCAGTTGATGATCCTATTTCACAATCTGCTTGGAACGGAGATAAATTAGATGGAACAGGTGCAAGTGGTTATACTTTAAATGTAGATAAGGCTTGTATTCTATTTACGGATTATGAATGGTTAGGTATGGGAGCTGTTAGAGTTGGTTTTGTAATAAATGGTGAATTTATTGTAGCTCATACATTTTATAATGCAAACAACTTAACAACTGTTTACATGCAAACAGCGAATCTTCCAATACGATATGAAATAGAAACAACAGGAACCATATCAGGTAATGCAACATTACAACAAGTATGCTCCACAGCAATAATAGAAGGTGGTTATGCACCTGAAGGTATAAGACAAATGATTGGAACTTCTCAAATTAATGCTGGTGTTAATTTAACTACAGCAAATACTTATTATAACATTGCAACCATTAGAATTAAATCAGGAAGACCTTATGCTGTTATTGTTCCTTCTGGATTAGATATACTTAACATTTCAAACAATGATTTTGAATTTGGTTTATTTGTAAACGCAACTCCATCTTCAGCATTTTCTTATACAAGTTTTTCTGATAACGTAGAATATGATTTAACTACAGTTGATTTAACTGCAACAGGCACAAGAATTGCAGGAGGTTATATGGGTGGTAAAACAGCTCCTTTTTCTATTGGACAAGGATTTGTATTTGCAAATCAATTGGGACAAACAATAAGTGGAACATCTGATACTCTAACTTTAGGAGTTAGAACTGGTTCAGCAAATGGAGATGTATCTGCTTTATTAAAATGGTATGATTTAACATAATGGCAAATTTTTATAAAAATAAATTCTACGATCCTAGCACAACAGACGCTGTGACTGTGTATACTTGTCCAGGTAATGCAAATGCAATCATACAAAATATTCAAATTACAAATGAATCAGGATCCAAGATTGTTAAAGCAAAACTATTAGATTACAATGTAACTACTACATATCAAATCGCTTATGCAAATATTACGGGTCCAACCATATGCAACGTGGCTAAAGGACCCATCATCTTAGAAGAAAATGATGCCCTAACCCTTGAATCTTCTACTACATCTGGTATAACAGCTACTATATCTATATTAGAAATAAGTAGAGAAGATCAGAATGGATAAACCGATAAAGATAGAAACTAAGACAGAACAAAAATTTAGAAGTAAGTCTACTAATAAAACTTATTCTACGAAAGAAGAGTTTTTAAAAAACCATACGGAAGATGATTTAGCCGTTGATACAACCATTACGGTTACTAATGAAGGTTTAGATTTGCTTCAAAAAGTAATGGGGAATAAATGATTAAACCTAAAGGCGGAACTGAAATACAATTAGAATATTTAAATAAATATGTATCTAAGGATCTCTTAGATAAAGTACAAATAACTACATCTGTTCCAGAGAAGGAACCTTTACATCCAACTAAAGTTAACATTCTTTGGCAAAAGAATTCATACGATCAACCACCAATTGCACCTTGGTTTCAAGATAAATCAAACCATAAGAAATACGATTGGTATGTATTCAATTCACATTGGAACTATGAAAAATTTAGGATGATGTTTGGTATACCGACTGAAAGATGTTTAGTCATAAAGAATGGAATTGATGATATTAAATCAAGAAACTTAAAGAATAAAAAAGATAAAATAAAATTAATATTTCACCCTACTCCTTGGAGAGGATTAAATGTTATTTTAGCTGCAATGCAACACGTTAAGAATCCAAACATTGAGTTAGATGTTTATTCTAGTTGTGAGATTTACGGAGAAGATTTTAAAAAAGAGAATGACATAAATTATCAAGGTTTATATGATCAAGCAAAATCTTTACCTAACGTTAATTACATTGGTTACAAACCAAACGAATACATAAAAGAACATTTACACGAATACGATATCTTTGCTTATCCTAGCATCTGGGAAGAAACCTTTTGCATATCTGCATTAGAAGCAATGGCTGCAGGCCTTTATATCATAACTACGGATTATGGTGCATTATATGAAACTTGTGCTGAATTCTCTTCTTACATTCCTTATCAAAATTCTTATAGAAACTTAGCTCAAAACTTTGGTTATGCTATTGAATTAGCTGCAGGAAAATTATATGAACCAGGAGTGATTAAACATTTAGAATGTCAAATAGAATATACCAATCAATACTATAGTTGGAGAAAACAAGGTAATGCTTGGACTAGATTTTTACAAGGAGCAATAGATGCAAGACGCAAGTAAGCCTATTTGGATAAATGAAGAACCAGTTAAGTCAAATGGTAATCCAATCATATTTGTAGCAACACCAGTACACAGTGAAGTTTCAATTCACTACACGCAAGCCTTATTAAAGTTTCAACAAGAATGTGTAAAGAAAAAGATAATGGTAAGTTTTTCTTTATTAAAATCTTCCTTAGTTACTCAAGGTAGAAACTTATGTGTATCTAATTTCTTAGAAGCAGAAGATCCATATACTCATTTCTTATTCATTGATTCAGATATTGAGTTTGAGGCGAGCACTATCTTTAGTATGATAGAAGCAGATAAAGATGTCATTGCCGCACCCTATCCATTAAAGACAATTGATTGGGATAAAATTGCTAGAAGACTTAAGGACAAGGAAATTGATGCAGAACTAATGGCTAAGTCAGGTTTCATTTGGCCTATTAAATTAGATAATCAAACGCACATTACAGTTGAAAAAGGAGTAATGGAAGTTTCTCACGCTCCAACTGGATGTATGTTAATCAAAAGACAAGTGTTTGAAAAGATGATGAAAGAATATCCTAATTTAAAAATAGAACAACCTACTATGGTCAATGGAGAAGAAACCACTAGACCTTATTATTATAACTTTTTTGATACGTATCATGAACCAGAAACAAAACGTTATTTTGGAGAAGACTTTGGCTTCTGTAAAAGATGGACTAATATTGGCGGAAAATGTCACCTATATGTATGTGATGATTTAGTCCATGTTGGTGAATATAGGTATAGCGGTAATTTACTATTGGATATGCAACAATACCTTAAAAAGATTGACGCATCTAAAAAAATCAAGTAAATTAGTCCGATTACAGGTTTCATTCCCTGCTCTTTTATTATAATATTAATTAACTAAATTATGGCAATATCAAGAATGCAAATGAAAAGACAATTGTATGCAGGTGGGGGAATAATGGAATTAGCCCCTAGAAGCAAATTTGGTTTAGGAAGCTCTCTTAAAAAATTCGTAAGAAAAGTTATACCTAACGAGATATCTGAAATAGCTGTTAAGGCTGCACCTTTTGTTGCACCTTTTAACCCATTATTAGCTGGTGCTATGTCGGGTATTGGTAGCTTTGATCAAACAGGTAGTATTAGTTCTGGATTAAAAAGAGGATTACTTACTTATGGAGGTGGACAAGCTGCAAGATATTTAGGTGGTGCAGGAT